AGTTTTAGCAACAATTGCTTCTGATTTCATTTTTACATCGATAGATGGAATTGCTAATGTTGTATTAGATTGTTCGTTTGGATAACCTGCATCTGCAGCATCTTCAAAATCACCTCTTGAATCAGCTTTTGGTTGCTTGTTATACAATACTTCAACTTTATTAGCAGTAAAAGCACCTGTGTTAGCTTTTGCTACAAATGTAATGTGAGTACCATTTACTGTTGGTAAACCAGCAGCATTTGATAATTCAGTATACTGTGGTACTAAATCAGCTTCTGTAAAGTGATCTCCTAATGCTAGGAAAGCTCTAATACCTCTAAGATCCATATCTGCAGTATGAGCTATAGTAACAAAAGAATACTCATTTCCAGCAGCAATAGAAGCAGATAATTCTGCATCATAATCTACTTGAGCCCAAGTAGCTGAACCAGAATCTACAACATCTAATGAAGCTGAAAATTGGTTAATAGAATAACCGAATCTTCCAGCACCATATAAACCATCAGATGGGTCTGCACCAGCACCTGGGTTAGTATTACCGTACATAGAAGCTGGACTTGAATAAGCAAGTGCATTAGCGGATGGACCGAAATCTTTTTGCTTGTCTTGTCCGTATTGGAAATCTAGGAAAAATACTAGACCTGAAGGTAAGTTCATTGGCTGAACGCTAACAAATTCTTTTGCTGCGATTTGACCAAATACTTTTCTTACTAATGGTAAAGCTACACCAGCCCATTGAGCACCAGCACCTCCAGGTAAACTCATACCTGTTTGAGATGTTTGTGATTGCTCAACAACTAGTTGCTTAGCTTGGTTTTCAAGAATCATACTCATGTTGTTCTTGTGAACTTCGCTACCCATTCCTTCTAAAAGTCCTGTCTTTTCCCACTTGTCTGCTAATCTAGCAGCGTCGCTCTGAACACTTTTCCAGTTGTTCGCTGAGCTTTCTAAAAGTGAATTTAATTGTGACATTTTTAGTTGTTTTTTTATTTATATTATTATTTTATACCAGCCAATTTCTTGAATCTTTCCACCATTGGGTCTGTTTCAATAATTGGTTTTTTAGCGTTAACTGATCTTGATACTCTTGATGCTGCACCTAAAGATTCTGTTATTGGTGATTTTTTCTTAGCCTTTAAGCCTTCGCTTAAAGTTTCGAATACCAATTTGGATTCTTTAACAGTACCAGCTTTATCAAAAGCACCTAATACTTTAACTTTTTGACTTACTGTTAAGTTTTTCGCTTTGAAAATCTTGTTAGTATATAACAGTTTTGCATTAAGCAAATTAACTTCATTTAAGTCAGACTTTAAAGTTTCAATAGTGTCATAAGCTTCTTTAAGCTCTTCTTCCATTTTTTTCTTTTCATCATCTTCTTTAGCTTTAGCTTCTTTAAGATCTTCATCATCCTTAGCTTTTTTTAGCTTCGTCTAATTCTTCTTCTTTAGCTTCTTCTATTTCAGTTTCTGAAATATTAACTTCTTCGTCTTCTGAAATTTCAACGTCTACTTCTGTATCGTCTACTATTTCTTCTGTTTCGTCTTCTTCTTCGAAATTCTCGCCTGCTTCCAAATCGCCTGAAGCAACCATATCTGCAATTACGTCTTCAATGAATTTTTTAAGGTCGTCATCTGACATGTCTTCAAGATCAATTTCTTCATCTTCCATGTCTTCTTCTTCATCTTCCATACCATCTTCAGTGTCTGTTTTCTCATCTTCTGAGATTGGTTCGTCTGATTGTTTAACTTCCTCTTTATCTTCACCTTCTTCGATTTCTGCTAAGATTTCATCTAGATTAATTTCTTCATCTAGTTCTTCTGCTTTTTCTTCTTTTACTTCTTCTGTAGTAGTTTCTTCAACTGTTTCTTCGTTTACAGTTTCTTCAGATACTTCTTCTTTTTCTTCATCTAATTCCATTTCTTCTAACTTTGCAGCTAGCATGGATTTTAGTTGAGGAGTAAAAGCTTCTTCAAGTGCAGCTTTAGCATTTGCGATAGCGGTTTCTTTTACGGTTTTGGCGTCAGCGATAGCTTCTTTGAGAATGTCTCTTTTTGCCATTATCCTAAAATTTAATTGTTTGGGAAATACGTTTATTTGGAAACGTAATAGAT